TCCGCATGGCAGAGTTTTCTCGTATGTGCAACGTGTCGCGCGTGACAATTACAAAACAGGTTCAGCGCGGAAATATAATTTTAACGCCTGAAAGAATGGTTGACCTCGACAACGCAGTAAATAAAAGTTTTTTACGCTCACACATGACGGGTGGAACCGCAACGCGCGACGCGCCAAAAAAAACCGCAACACCAGCGAAAACAAAAACAACCACCACTAAAAAAACACAAACAAAAAAACAATCAAAACAGACGGCGCCCGACGATGACGACGACACACAAACACAACAACCGGCCGCAGTTGACCTGGTTGCCGAACGACAAAAGGCAATATCTGACGGCGATAAAGAAGCGGCGGAAAAATTACAAATACAAATTGAACGCGGATACTACGAAGCGTTAAAAATAAAAAACGACGCAGAATTAAAAGCAATATCAATCGACCAAAAAAACGGCACGCTTGCCGAGCGTGAAATAATCGAGGGGCTAGTTTTAGAATTAAACAAAACAATACAAGAACAATTTTTTAATTGTGTGGTAAAACAGTCGGTCGAGATATGCGCACGGTTGGGCAAGGTCGGTTTTGAACAGGACGTACAAGAAGTTTTGGCAACAGACAACAGCCGACGTATACACGAGGTCAAACGCGTGACCGCACGGTTCTTGTGGGACAGATATATTAAACCCGTGACGGGTGGCGAAAATCCATACATCAGGGATTTATTCGAGGAAGCGGAGGTTGAGGAATGACCGCCGCAAAAAAAACAAAATCAAAATCGACACGCACCCCGCGCCAAAAAGCCGACACCGCCGAATGGCTAATCAATCTACTCATGGCAATGCCGGAATCCTTAGACAATGAGTTGGCGTCGGATTGGCTCGAACGAAAAATGATAATCACCGAGGGGCCGTTTCCCGGCCCGTACACATTCGCACGCTCACCGTACCTTAGGGAAATTGTCGATAACCTATCAATCCGATCTGACACAATCGAAACAGTTTTAATAAAAGCAAACCAAATTGGCGCGTCCATGTGTTCGTTTGGCGTAATGGCCTATTACATCGACAAAGGCATAGGCCCACAATTATTTGTATCCGGTGACGCAACAATGGCGGAAGAAGCATTCTCCAAACGCCTTGACCCTATAATCGAAACGGCAGGATTACGCCCGAAAATCCGCGCAGTGGTAAAAAAAGAAAAGGCAACGTCATCCGCAACCGGCGACACAAAATCCGTCAAATCATACGGCGGTACATTTATCCGCGCGGTCGGCCCAAACAGCGAAGGAAAGCTCCGGTCGTTCCCCAGCCAAATAAACTACATTGAGGAACTTGACGTATTCCCGCAACTGCTAAAGGGCAAGGGAAACCCGATTGAAAAAATCGTCAGGCGCGCCGACTCATTCGGGCCATTGCGCCGAATCTATTACAACTCAACCCCAAAAGAAAAAACAACCTCACAAGTATTGCCACTCATGGAAGCTGGCGACTGGCGCAAATATATGTGGCACTGTCCAAAATGCGGAAAACAACAACCGTTCGAGTTTTCCGGTTTCCATTGGGAAAAAACAGAATCAGGCAGCCCAAAAATCGACATTGACGAACGCGGACGTGTTACGAATGACCCGGTATGGTACGAATGCCAAAACGAAGAATGCAAACACAAAATTGTCAATGGCGATAAATACAAATTATTGCTTGACTATAAATCAGGTGGAACCGCAGAATGGGTACCCACAAAAAAGCCCGAACGCCCCGGAATCCGCTCATACCAGCTAAATGCTTTTTACGGCTTCCGCACATGGCTTGATATTGTCTTACAATACGAACGCGTAAAAGACGACCCGATTTTATACCCCGACTTTGTAAACGACGTACTTGCCGAATGTTCCGAAGCAAAAATAGCCACCCCCGAACCGCACATACTCATGACAAGGCGCGAAAACTGGAAAACGACCGACGGATACATACCCGACGGCGTATCATTTTTGGTACTATCATGTGACGTACAAGCAGACCGTTTAGAGGCGTCCCTTGTCGGTATCGGTCAAAACGTGCAGTCATGGGTTATAAACTATTGGACAATGCCCGGCGATACAGCAGACCTTCAAAATGTATGCTGGGAAAATCTCGCCATAAAAATAGAATCGGAATACACCAGAACCGACGGCACAATCATGCGACCCGTCGTATCATTTATCGACGCTGGATTCAGGACAGAAACGGTCAGGGCATTTTGTTCGCAGTACTCATACACCCCCGGCGTAATTGACGGTGTGTATCCGGTATTCGGTCGTGATGATTATGTTGCAAAAGGACGTAACTACAAAATTATGCCCGCAGACACAGGTGCGCCCGAGGTGGTAATAAACGACCAACACTTCAAACGGTTGGTATACTCATACATCGAGCGCGAGGCAGATTACAAACGCGGGTATATTCATTTTCCGTCAGATCTTGGCGAGGATTATTTCAAAGGCCTAACGGCGGAAGACATGATTGAGACAACAACGCCAACCGGTAAAACCGTGTACAAAATAATGAACAACAAAAAACGGCGCAACGAACCGCTTGACCTCCAAAAAATGGCATACGCCGCATTGTACTTCATGACCGGCGAGTATTACAAAGCCATAAACAAACGGCGCGTGGCCAGCAAAAAGACCGAAATACCGCCCGACCTTGACGAGTTTATCCGCGTCATGACGCCCGATTCAGATTTTGTTGACGAAGGGGAATAAACGATATGCAGGTAAAATATAGCAGCAATATCGATGAATACAAGAAAAAGCTGGAGCGCGCAGGAATTGCGATACAAGAAGCCGGGGCAATCGCAATCAATAAGGCCGCCGACATTATTCTACAGCGATACAAAGCAACCCTAAAAAAGAAAATAAAACATATGCGCAATCCCAAGTTTACCCTCGGCGCCGCGGTAATTTTCAAAGCCCACGCAAAAGGGTCAAAGGGAACACTACGAAAAATGAGCGACATAAACGCCATTGTCGGGGTCAGGCGAATGCGCGACGGCGAACACTATCTATACCTCATGGAAGTCGGCGGCACGAAAGACGGTAACAAAAACACACAAGGCAAGGTGCAAATTCCGTTACTTCCAGCACGTGGCGGCAATATAAACAAATCAATCCTTCCCGGCTTACGCCTAGATAAAAAAAAGCCGGAAGTATTACCAGCACCACGAAACGCACAAAACAACCCGCGCGCACAATACGCCATGCTTTACGATATGGCACGGCGAGGCGTAATACAACCGGGCTTGTACCAAACACCCGACGCGGTATTCAAAGTCACAAAACGCAAAGTACAAATGATTCGTAAATTGCAAGACCAATCAATCAAAATAAAGTCGGTGCCAATGTTCGGCGAATCCGTTACCGTAATTGACCAAAACACCATGTCAAGGCTGTTCGCATACGGCGCAGAAAAAAAACTTGCAGAATTATCATAGTACCCCTTGATAAACCCGGACAAACACCACTCTATCAGTATGAGGGAGAAACAAGAGCATGAGCACGAGAACGAGCATGAGAACGATAACGGCAAAACAAATAGCCAATATGTACACGCTTGTACAAATACAGACACAAATTGCAACGTATCAATCCATGCTCGATTCTTCCATTGGCGGCGGATACACTCTCGACACGACGCAGGGAAGACATTCGGTAACACCGGCAAACCCCGACAAAATAGAATCCCTTCTCGCCCTGTGGATGGACGCATACGACATTAAAACCGGACAATACACCGGCGCACAGCTCACCCACGTAAACTATACCCCCGGAATAGGACTATAACAATGGCAAAAAGTTTCGACCCATTCGGGTTCAAAGCCCGCGCAGAAATAGCAAAATACAACGCACAGGCGCAGCACGAAAAAACCGAACGGTCAAAAGTGTTCGCTAAAATGTCAGTAATAAAAAGTGTATTCGGCAACAAAAAAGCATCAGCACTAGGCAACGACCTTTTTGAAAACGCCGAAAAATCACCCGGCGCACTCACCGGCGTATCAATGCTGTACAATTCAAACCCGGACGCATTACGCCGCCTTTCCCGCGTATCAATTCTACAATCCCCCACCGCGGGCGCAATGGTCAACCGCCTAGCTGAAGTGGTGGTCGGTTCTGGCTTACGGCTCCGCCCCCAACCATTTTGGGACATTATCGACCCAAACAAAAACATATCCCCCGAACAGCGCGCCGAATGGGAAAAAAATACAGAACAGCGTTACCGACTTTGGGGAAAATCATACTCACCAGAATACAACACACGCCGCAACCTCCCGCAACTTTCCCGCGCCTGTTTTGATTATCTCCTACAGGATGGCGAGTATTTTGTATTGTTCCGGTATGCAAATACCCGCGAACAAAACCCGCTGACACTCCAAATTATCCCGCCTGAAAACATCACGGGCGGATATACAAACAAGCCTGGACACGAAGTTGTCAACGGCATTGAATACAACGCCAACGGCGAAGCGGTCGCGTATTTTATCCATGACGATTCTACCGGCAAAACAATCCGCGTCCCGCGATTTGGAGAACGATCTGGCAGGGTAATAATGTTGCACAATTTCCTGTCAACAAACGAAAAGCAACGACGCGGGGTTCCGTATCTCGCATCGTGTATTCAGGAACTAATAAAACTCGGACAGTACGAAGACCTCGAAATACAAGCAGCCATTGTAAACGCACTTTTTGCCGTATGGGTAGAAACACCCGAAGGAATGGAACCGGCAGCGCCAATTTCGGGACAGGGCGCTCGAAGGGCGGCAGATTCAAAGCGCGAAACAACATCAACCGACCCCAGCGCTAAAGAATACGTTTCACAATTTAATACCCTTGACATGAACAAAGGCGGCATTGTAGCCGACGCCCTCCCCGGTGGAACACAGCTAAAATCATTTGACACGTCCCGCCCCAACGTCAATTTTGGCGTGTTCTTTTCCGAAGTCAAGAAAAATATCGCATCATCAAAAAACCTACCCCTGTCAGTTGTTGACCTTGCATTCAACAATTCATATTCCGGCGCGCGTGGTGAGTTGCTCATGTTCTGGATGAGCGTAAACCGATTCCGCCAAAACCACGGATATGACTTTGAAGACGACGTTTTCCAAATGTGGTTTTTGGGCGAGGTCGCACGCGGAAGAATTACCGCTCCCGGCGTAACAACATCAAAAGAATTGCTACTTGCCTACACAAACGCCGAATGGATTGGAAACCAGCGCCCCGACATTGACCCGCTCAAGAGCGTCAACGCCAACATAAAGGAACAGCAGCACGGATACCGAACCGGCGCCGAAATTACCGCAGAGCGCACCGGTGGCGATTACAACGAAAACCTTGCAACGATAAACGCCGAGTGGGAAAAAATCGCGGCGGCAAATAAACACATGGAAGACATAATAGCAACACGATCACGAAGTCAAAACGTTGGGAGAACAAACGAATGAGCGCGGAAGCAATTATTGCATTAGTAGGTATTAGCATAACGGTAATGGGTGCACTGATTGTAACATTGATACGCGTATTTACGGCACTACAAAGACTGGCCGACGCAACAGAGCGTCTAATAAAAACAATGGACGACCATGATGACAGAATTGACGAACACGACGAGCGACTGGACAATCACGAGGTACGCATTGTGAGAATTGAACAGACCCATAAATTAAAGGGATGCGACCGCGGGTTGGCGGCAACACAGGGGGTGTAAAAATGATATATCAAACCAACCGCGCACTTGGCGCATACATAAACAAATGGGGTTGTTTCCTTATGGCGATAATCCAAAAAGTAGAAAAAAACGGAAACGGATTGACGTTTAACGAACGCGATATTTTGGGCATATACGAAAACGCAAAGCGTCACGGCTTTGTATCACAAGAAGAAACAAACAAAGACGGAACCGCAAAAGACGGCTGCTATGTTCTGGAGCCACAAATGCTGTATAACATGGTCGCCGAAATGTTCGGATTTAGAACACGGTGCCTGTCATACCGGAGCGAGGATGCCGACTATATACCCGACATCACAAAAGGTGAGGAAGAAATACTCGAACTAAAACGTGACGGTTTGGACGGCTCGCACTTTGTGTCCGGTAATGGGAAGAAATCAAAAACCGTAATTGGTAGAATTGAGTTCGACCCGATAGAATCAGGTTCAATAACAGCCCGGCTCGGATGGATAGATTCGGTCAGGGTATTCACAACAAGGAGCATATAAATGTTAAAATTCATCAAGTCACTTTTTACTGACGGAGATTGGGACGGCGATATCGTAAAGGTATTGGGCTTTGCGCTCATTGCAACCGGTGTTGTTGGCTGGTGGTTTGGCAAAGACCCGGCGTACATTATCGGATTTGGCGCGGCATTGTGTGCGACCGGCAAGTTTTCAAAACAGGGGTAAGGGATAAAAATGTGGTTGACGAAATCAAAAAAAATCTTGTCGCTTGCATTGTGTTTGTTGCTATTATGGGTGCCTGTTTTTTCGGCGGATACCTCACAGCAAAATACACAAGACCCGCAGACGACAATACAGCAGTTGTTGCAGGGTATGAAGCTCGACTTGCAGGTATTGCAATTGTCAATCGCGAATTACAAAAAGCAAATAGCCGAATTACAGAAGCTAATAGCCGAATCACAAAGCGACTTGACGACGCAAAAACAATTATTGACGGAATCGATGGACAACTTGAAAAAGACGGAGACACAATACAACGAATTGTTGACACGCTTTCAAAACTTGAACACGCAATATCAATCATCTTTGAAAACTGGACGCCTAAAAAATAAAATCATAATCGGCTTAGGGGCCGGACTTGCCGCATCAATCATCATAAACGTATTAAAATAAGGGGCACCATTTGGAATCGCATACCTTCCGGAATCAATACAAAGCAAGAACGGCTGACCCTGAAAAGTTCCGCGTATTCTTGTGTTCAGACCTACACGCAGATGAATCAGGATTTGACAAAGAATTGTTTACCCGTGATTTTGAAACAGCAAAAAAAGAAGGCGCAAGAATCCTAATAAATGGCGACGTGTTCGGGTGTATTCTTCCGTCAGACCGCAAGCGATATTCTCGCGGAAACGATACCGGCGACACTGACGGCAAAATAAACGAGGCGGTCGAAAAAATCGGCAAACTTCTTGCGCCCTACGCAAACAATATCGACATGATCGGATTGGGCAACCATGAGGTATCGGTATTAAAATATCATCACATCGACGTAACCAGAATGCTACTTTTTTACCTTGCACAATTCCGCGACAAAAAATTACCTCCAATCAGACACGGCGGATATACCGGATTTATTCGGTACGCATTTGAGTGTAACGGAGGAAATAGAAAAGCGTTTGACATTTTCTATAACCACGGTCAGGGCGGAAATGCCGAGGTCACCGACGGCATCATCGACATAAAACGGTACCAATACGTTGACGCAAACATCATCTGGCTTGGACATAAGCACCAGAGATGGGCGCACGAAATTGACCCGGCAATCGGTATGCTTGCAAACGGCAGAATATACACAAAACAACGATTCGGCATAATGACCGGAACGTATACAAAAGTATTTTCAGAAACCGACGCCACGGAAAGCGGATACCGAATCAATTTTGGTGAGGAACGAATGCGCACAAAACAAAAACAGGGCGGTATAAAAATGACGCTGAACTTGTACCGCGACCAGATTATCCCGGAGTTTACGTTATGACATACATATCGGGACCGATGACCGGGATAAAAGACTGGAACTTCCCAGAGTTTTATAAAGCACAGGAATTTTTAACATCTCGCGGCGACAAGGTATTCAACCCGGCGCAAAACTCGCTAGAGTGTGGATTTGAACGCTCGGACTTTTTGCGTCTTGATATACAAGCACTTTTGTTTTGCGACAAAATATATATGCTTTTCGGGTGGAACAATTCAAGCGGCGCAATACTAGAAAAATCCATCGCCGAAGCGCTCGGCTATGAAGTGGAGTATCAGGTATGATTATCGGAATAACCGGACACG